CATTTCTTCAATGTCTTCGTCAGACATCATCATTACGTTCTTCATTGCCCACTCACGTGAGAAATACTCACCCACATACTGAGATACTTGGTCAAGGGTCTGTAGTCTGTTCTGTAACAGTTCTGCATCTTTCAACTCAGTAAAGTGGTTGTCTCTTTGGAAGTCAACAGTAATCTGACTCTTCCACTCTTCCCAATCACTCTCAGTAATAATACCTTTAAGTACAAGTTGTTTCTTTAGAATACCAATAAACAACATTGAGAAACGTTTACGTAGACGGTCAATAAACTTCTGGAACTTAACTTCGTCCCTAGAGATTTCGGTTGACCTACCTAAACTAAATTGGTTCTCTTGTTCCAGACGGTTGACTGGTACGTTCAATGAACGATACAGTCTCTTCTGGAAGTAGATGATGTCATCTATCTGTCCAAGGTTCTCACCGCCAGGCAGTGTACTAATCTCAGTACCACGACCACCTTCTCTACGTGGTAACCAAAAGTCTTCCAACATAGACATGTGTTTACGGTCATCTTTAAGTTGACCAGTACTTGAGTCATATACAATCTTGTTTCTGTAACGAGACATGATACCTTGCATGTACGCTTCAGATTTATTACGTGGCATGTTACCCACATCGATATAGAATATTCTACGTTCGGGAGCACGTGCAAGACGGTAGATTACAAGAGAATCTTCCATCATTCTTAATTGGTTAATAGGTTTTAATGCCTTATGTAGATAGGACACAACCTGTTTTTTACTTGGGTCTAATAGACCACTTGATACGTATGAAACACTGTCTGGAGAAAGTCTTACACCTTGATTAGTTCCTGCTTTCTCTTGGAAGATATAGAATTCTTTTACTTCTTTTACTACCTTCGCACCCGTGATAGGGTCTTTCTCATGTTTTACTTCTTTTACTTTACGTATCTTTGCGGCATCAATAGTTCTAATCTCTTGAATACCTTCTTTAATTCGGGATTCATCTACTACAAGATGGTGATATATTCTACCATCAATATAGAATGAACGGAATATGTCGTGACCTAAATCAGTGAATTTCAACATACCATATACTTTGTTGAATTCTTCGGTCATCATTTTTTTGATGTTGTCTGGTGCTTCTACTTTGTCCAGATTAATTTCGCAAGAAATATTCATCTCTGAACCAACGATTGATTCATTAACGATATCTTCGACTGCGGCATCTACTTCGGGGTGTGTTGCAACACCACGATATTTCATAATTAATTGTTGGTTGTCCTTCGCTTGACTCCCTTCCATGTCAATGTATTGACCATAGTGAGACCCAGACGCAGTAACATACCCCGCACCATCATCATCGGTGGGAGCGACAATTGACTTTAATTTTTCTTTATCCTTTTCTGCTTTTTCTTGTCTCTTGATTTCGAAACCGAAAAGTTTAAGAATACTATTGTCTTGTTCTGCCATTTATATTCCTCATAATAAAGGGGTAAGGATTATTCCCTACCCCCTTATATATAACTAGATTAACTAGTGGTGTCGGATTCCCAGTATTGAACTTGGAACTCAACTGTAAATTCTTCGATAGTATCTACAGTTTCGTAACTTACGTCAATCGCACTAACGTTTGTTGGAAAACAACCACGGAAGTTATACGTTTTGAGAGTATCACCATTTCTGTCCAACTGCTCGATAACTAGGTCTGCTTGGTAATCAATAGGATTACTTAGACCAGTATTAGCTTGATGGGCATTGATACCATTCATCCATCTCTCCATAGCATTACGGATTGAGAAATCAGTATCATTAAGAATGGTTACATTCCATGGTTCAAAAGTACGGTCACCCGCAATCTTTAACTGTCTACCACGGAAAGGAACTTCCATTACGTTCATTATGGACGAAGGCAACTGAGCAGTCTTACAAAGGAAGGATGTAAGTTCTACATCTCCCCCTGCATAGCCTGGAAAGTTGACAGTCGCTTTAAACAGATTAGGACGAGCACCGCCCCCTCTGAGTTTCGATTTAAAATCATCTACGCCTAATATTGCCATTTTTTCTACCCCTTATACTGTGCCAACAACTTCGTCAAACTCAACACCAGTTCTAACTGCAACAAAATTCAATGTTACAAAGTTAATAGAACGGGCGGGTTTGATAAAGATTGAAGCGATAAATTCATTACGGTCAACCACAGCGGCAGTGTTATTCGTAGCGTCACAGACAACACGGAAATCCGTGATACCTCTTCGACCTTGAATCTCACGTAAGAACGGTTCAACAATGTTAACGAACTCTGCACGAGTAAACTCGTCATTGAATTCAAACATTACGTTACGTCCTGCTATTGCAATCGCTCTTTCTATTCCAAGGAACAATCTACGAACATTGATTCTGTCAAATGCAGAAGGTCTTGATTCGTTAGTTTTGTCACCGAAGAGCATAATGCCTTCGCCAGGAATGTTAGCGATTGGGTTGATACCAGCTTTATATAATGCATCTCTTTCCGCTTTAGTTGGAGATAATATGATATCTGTGATTCCTTGATATCTACCACGTCTAGAACCCGCAGGGGAGAACCAAGGTGCAGCGACTAAGTCAGTTGCAGCCATGAGACCCGCAGTGGATGATGCGGCAGGAATCTTAATGTATTTGTCATTATACTTATCAAATACTTTCAGATAGTTGTTGTCTTGTACCAAGTAGGAAGACTTCGTGTATGTGTTGTTATTTGCAAGAACACCAACGTTGGTGCCTATAGTAACCACAGCATTACGAGAAGGTGATGCAACTGCAACACAATCTTTCCTAGTTGTTCCTGCTATTGCGACCAAATCATTTACGATTGTAGTAGCAGCAGTATTTGACAACGATTCTGGAGCAATAAGGAAGTCTACTTCGATGTTATCTTTATCTTCGAACTTGTCGTATCCACGTAGGAAATCGTCTGTTCCTAATGAAGCAGAAGTATTACCACTTTTGAATGACCAAGCACTTGTAGTGTTTGAGTAGTTCTGAGTAGTTTTAAAATCTTGACCCGCAGTAGTTGCTGTTGAACCCCAAAGAGCTCCTGCAAAATCATTCACACCATCTGAATCACCAGACCTGTGGAAGTCTCCTGCGTATACCCATTTGGACTTAAGCTTTAATACTTCTTTGAAGTAGTTTGAACTTCCATCTGGAGATTTAGCGTTCTTTGCAACAGATAGGTACGGGAATGTTTCAAGAACTGTTCCTGCATTACCTGTAATTTCTCCATCTTCATCAATAACTGCAACGTGGATTTCGTCATTTGACCCACCAAGTGCGGTTACGAATGCAGACGTGCCAGTCGCTCCGTCAAAATTGTCTTTGTATGCCCAACTATTGAAGTTTGTTTCTGAACCAGAAGCACTGTCTGTTCCCACGATGGAGATTTTCAGAGAGTTACCAATGGTGCCAGGATATTTGGCAATGAAAGCACCGTCAGAACTATCAATTGATAGGTCTTCGAATGCGTCTAAGTTATTAACTGTTTGTGCAGTTAATGAACCTAATGAGGTATTGTTCGCAACGGAGTTTTTGCCGTCACTATCCTGTTCACGCACAATGAAGCATGAATTGGAATACCTTAAAAAATAAGCAGCAGAGTGGAAGTCTACCGTATTATCGTCAGTGGGTGCAGAAAACGTGCTAACAAGTCCAGATTCATCTGAAACTAGTGTTGCTACGCCTACTGGCCCCCAACCGAAATTCCCCACGAATGCACCAGTTGAAGTTTGAACGTTCGGGACAACGCCCGTTAAATCAATTTCTTTAACTGTTACAGCAGGAGAAGCAGAGGGTGTAAAAAGAGCCATAATTCTTTCCTTTAGTTTTTCTAATTATAAGTTATCATAATACGGTTATATTCACTTACCTTTATTTATACATTTACCATTCTTCAACACCTAGTCCAGTGCCTTCATAGCTATGCCAACCGTGTTGGTTCTGTTCTTCTTCCTGTCGGACTTCATCTAGACCGTCATCAATAAACCCTACAGGGGGAACATCATCCTCAATTTCCTTCATTTTCTGTGCAAACATCATCTGTTTTAGGTTGATGTCAGTCATATCCATGAAGTATTGAGAGGAACAGAAGTATCCAAACATAACCAAATTCATCATTAAGTCATCATGGTTACCATCGGATGCCTCATAAGACTGTCCTCTTGATACAAAAGTAGAGATTTCCATGATGGTATTCTCATCTACAATTGATAATTTGTTACTTTCTAATAGGTCTTTTGCAGAAGAACAACCTAATCTTTTAACCTTTCTATTCATCTCAATACCAATACGGTCTGCTTTAATCGCAGATTCCATATGGATATTTTCATACTCTAGGTCTTGATATAGTCCTTGACAGACCAAAGTTCCTTGGTCATTTGATTCAATAACAACATATGCTTCATTGTAGAGAGTTGCGTACTTATATATAATATTAGGAAAGAGTATTGGAGATATAGTATTATTGCGATAGACGGCTGCCTGTTTAAACGGTCTCGTGCTAATGTCGATTACGTTAAACGTAGAATAATCCTGACCTCTTCCCTTTGATACGTCCACAGTCATGATATATTCATGGTCTTTGATTGGACGTTCATATATTAACAAATCAGCCCCTTCAAGGACTTCTTGAGGGTTTGATGCCCTAAATCCTAATAATGTCTCGGCATTGATTAGTGTATCACCTGTTCCATAAAAGGTGTTACCGAACTCTTGGTCAAATTGTAACTGAGATGTATTTGATATCGTCTGTCTCTTCCATTCAGCATCTCTGCCTGGCACGTCCCACCAGTTAACTGTAAATGGTATAAACTCGTTTACTTTCTGAACTGCACCTTCCCATATCTTATGGAACGTATTACCAATACCATTTGCGGTACTTGTTATAATAACTTTAGTGTCTTTACCCGCAGAGATTACTGGATAGGTAGAAGTGTAGAACTCATTTGCATTTTCAACAAACGCAAACTCATCTAGGAATAGTAGGTTAACGGACATACCACGAATCGAACTACCAGATGTTGCAGCAGCAATGATACGGGAATTATTACTAAATTCTATTGAACCCTTGTTAAGTGCCTTAGTGCCTGGCTGTAGAAAGAACGGTAAGTTCTCCAACATGAGTGTGACACGACCCAACATCTCTCTCGCAGTTGCACCTTTGTTGGCAAGTACTGCAATGGTTTTCTCACTATGAAAACAAGCAAACCAAATGATATATCCTACAGAACTAATTGATTTACCAGACTGTCTACATGCAAGTACGATAGAGAATCGGTTCTTGTTGAAGTGGTCAAACATCGTCTCTTGATATGGATACAAGTCAAAGGGGACTAGACCATCATCCAGAGAGATTACTTTTAGATATGTTTTACAGAAATATACAGGGTCTTGGGAACACTTAATGTATTCCTTAATTTCTTCTTCGGTAAAATTGTGTTGAACTCCATCTCGCTTGACATTTATATTGCCAAGATAAGTTTCATTCTGATTCTTGTTCTGCATCTATTACCACTTGTTTTTCATTATGTATTAATCGCTGCAAGTCTGTAGTAGTTCCTACGAACAGGTTATTGGTAGTTGTACCACCAATTTGTTTGGGTTCGTCTTTCTGATTTATATCTTTGTTCTTCTTATTCAAATCCATCAACTTATCATTCACATCTGCCATGTTTTTCATCATACCAGACAACACTTCAAACGCACGGGGGTGTTCACTCTCCCTTGCAACTTCAATCATTAATTGCATACTCTCTTTACCGTTCTCTAGTATTTCATAGTAGGTATCACGAGAGTATTCGTAATCATCTTTTATTCGTTTTTCATCAACCATTATGAACTATCCTGTAATATAAGTGGGTGACCGAATTGTGTTTCAGTAAACCCGTAATCACTGTCCGCACCTACTGATACGGGGTTTGGTACAGTCTTTAGTGTTTTTATATACATGTCACTATCGGCAAACCCTGCATTCATGTTAAATAGATTGTTACGTACATCACGAATAATAGTTTTCGATGAATCAGGGCCATATAAGGATATTTTCATCTCAAACTCTAATGTATATATAATCGTCCTACGTTGTTCAACCGCACCTTCAAAATCATCTTGGAATGTAACACCAGATAAGGTGACGGGTACGTCTTCTGTCAGTGTAGGTATATCAGAAAATGGTTTGATTGTCAAGGTATATTGTGGTGCAAAGAAAGGTAGAATCTGTTCAACAAGTTGCAATGCATCATCTTGTGACTTTGCATAGATGTTCAACTGAAACGAGATTGTGTACGGAGTAGACGTATATAGTTTACGTCTTGCAGTCACACTATCAGTCACTCCCGAAGATATGTTATTTGTCTTGGGTAATTGACGTGTTGCATCATATTGCATGTTCGTAATCTCGAAAGACATACGAGGTAATTTGATTGCAACTCTACGTTCTCCATCTTCACCCGCTTTCATCTCATCAAGACGTGCAATAAAGTTTCTCTTGGGTGCGTAAGACAACGGTACTTTTACTTGGGAGATAGTTTTCCCAGTACTGTCGTGTCTTAATACGTATAAGTTATTGAACATAGAACCGAATACGGATACCGCAGTTCTCACTCTTTTATGATAAAACCATTGACCAAACATTATGACATATCTCCGAATGGATTACTCTCTGAGAAGTCAAGGAAGTCTGATTCGAAGTCATCAAAGATTTGATTTTGTGCATCGGCTTGAATATTTTGTAGTTCCTGAACAAATGTCGGTGATGCTTTGGCGAGAGAAGTACCACCAGTTACTTGTGTTCCTGTTCCAAAGTTATGGAACTTACCATCACTCGCACCAACATGTGCAAGTCGTAGAATACCATCTGAATCACTCCATCTAGTAACCTCACCTGTCATGTTATATGTATCGAATGACTGAGTAACTGTTTCTCCGATATCGAATCCTGCCGCAGAATCCATCGTTAATGAAACTTGATATGCCGCTTCTCCTTCTATACCATCAATTGTTTCAAACCCAGTATCAAAGTCTTCATCATTGTATTCAAACAATTCACACTGAAGACGGAATGTAGGAAGGTTCTGTAGCTGATAGAATGGAGTTTCTGTTTCTACTCTACGTATCTCAAATATAGACTGAGATAGTGTTAGGTAGATTAAATCACCTTCACGTGGACGGAAGTTTAATGATTCTAAACGAGAACCAACTAGGGTCTTCCATCTTTTTCTTGAAACAACAAAGTTTGCTTGGTCTCTTAGTTCGATACCAAATTTAGTAAATAGGTCACCTTCACCTTCAAACGCTTCGGTGTTTTCGATATACATTTCAATCTTGTATGCATTACCAAAACGTGACGGTACGTCATCAAGAAAGACTTTATCTTTGTTAACGATTTCTCGTGGAAGGTAATATACGTCCTGTCCATAGAATTTGAGGGCTTCAATTACGATGTCCTCATACACTGATTGTTCAGACTTAACACCTTGTTTAAAATAAGGGTTGGTTGCCATTTAATTATCCCATGAAGAAATCTGGTGGTGTGTCATATTCATTATATATTCTCTGACGTATTGTTTCGACTTCTTGTTTTGCGTCTTCGTAAATTTGTCTACCATTAAGTTGAACACCGCCTGGCAGTACCATTCCTTCAAACTTGATAAGGTTTGCACCCCATTGTTCTTTGATTAATGCAGTTGCATATTCTTTTAAGAACATGTTATCATATGCTTTACCGTTACCATTGATATCGGTTGCCATGTACATTTCAATTAATATCTTCCTTCCTGCTTTGAGGTCTCTTCCCGCACCAATATCACCAAAGATATGTAGTTTGTTGTTTGCCTTCTGGAATTGAATCTGTGGAGTACCTGTCATTTTTAAATCAACAAGTGATAGGTACTGTTGCATTTGTTCATAGTACGCCATATCTGAGATACCACTTTGTAAATCCCACATATCATTAAGACGCATTTGATATTTGACATCAAAGAAACTTGCACTACCACTTTCACTGTTGATAGGTAATACACGGACAACACTTAGTATATCGTTTGCATTACTAACCCCAGTTGTATCTAAATCGAAATCTAGATATCCTCTTGTTGTCATGTCCGCAGTGATTGTTACTGGAAGATATACTCTATGAGAACCTTCTCCAACGTATTCTGTGAATAGTTGTAACGCATCATCTACACGGTCATCAATCTGTTCATCATCAATGTTTATTTCGATAACAGGATGTCCCAGTCTACGCAGACAGTAATCTATGAAATTGCTTCTACTTGTTATTCTACTATATGCCATACTAGTTATTTATCCTTAATTTAACAACGTGCCTGCATTGTTATATACATTGATTCTATAATGAGTGCCCTCTTGACCATCAAGTGTATCAGCATCCAATCCATTTCCCGACCCCTCATCACCAGTTGTCAATATTCTACCCGCATTACCAATGGTCAATGAGTTAGTTCCCGCAACTAATCGTATATCAAAATCAGCACCACCCGAATCAGTCATATGGAAGTCAATATATTTACCGACTTCCATGACACCATCATTTCCAACTTTAGGTGGACTTCCACTCCACCAATCACCTGAAGCAGGAACATCGATTCTATCATTAGGTATAGTTCCTGAACTTAAGTTAGATGCATTTGTGTAATAAGAACCTTGTTGACCATCTAATGTGTCTGCGTTAAGTCCACTTGAGTTTGTATCAACTGTCTTCAATGCAGTCAGTAGTTCTGCGGCACTTGAATATGTCTCACTAAATGAGAATGCACCTGTTCCTGAGTTGTATGAAAGGTCACCACCCGCACTAAACATACCAAGAACATTTGCAGAGTCAATCTGAATATCATTTGCGTTTGCAGTAATACCCTTACCACCCACAACGTTGAAGGTTCTAGTAGCAGCAATAGTACCACCACCCGCAAGACCAGTACCCGCAGTCATTGTTACGCCAGTATGGTCAATGTGTTCGTTTGATACGAATCCACTCAAGTTATCGTGAACAATGTCTCCATCTGTAGTGGAGATTGCACCATTACTATACGTAATACCTGTACCACCACTAAACATACCTTTGATGTTTGCGGAGTCAACTTGGATATCATTTGCGTTTGCAGTAATACCCTTACCACCGACTACATTTATTGTTCTGTTTGCGGCAATAGTACCACCACCAGCTAAACCTGTTCCCGCAATCACGGAGACTGAACTATGGTCTATGTGTTCGTTTGCAACAAACCCAGATAGATTATCATGAACGATATCTCCATCGGTTGTTGATATTGCACCATTACTATAGGTGATACCTGTTCCACCAGACAGATGTGCTCTTACTTGTGTAGCACTTGGCCCTGTATATGTAATAACACCTGTTGAACTATTGTAGGATGCACTTCCATCTCCACCCGCATCGGTTACCGATATGGCACCTCTTGCACGTGCAGTGGTATGATAAAGATTAGTGTTTTCAGTTAAGTTTGCAGTTGTAAAATTAGATATATCTGAAACTGTTCCTGTTACGTCACCAGTTAAGTCACCATAAAATCTTCCTGCTTGAACGTTTGCATTTGTAAGTGTTAAGTCACCCGTTGATGCACCTGTAGCAGTTGTAGTCGCAAATCTTACTCTGTCTATACTCTCATCCCAACCCATGAACACATTGTCACCAGTTGTTCCTCTTTCGAGAACAAGACCAAGGTCATTAGCGTTTGAACCTGTATTACCAGAACCAAGTTCAATCAATGCATCTTCGATTGTTGTGTTGGTTGCACTGTTGGTTACAGTAGCACCATTGACTGTCAGATTACCAGATAGAACTAAGTCTTCGGCAGTTATATCTTTAACAATCAAGTTTGCACTTGAATAACCTGTAGCACCAGTATTTACTGTTGAAGTCGGAAGTGTTTGTGTATCTGTAAATAATCTGAATGTATTATCTGTTGATGCATCATAGAATACACCACCATATTTGGTTGTTCCACCTTCTACGTACTTACCATAGAAACCAAAGTCTTGACTGTTTCCTGTATTAGCGTTAGTTAGACCTGTAAAGTTATTGTCGGATACAACACTACCAGTCTGAACTGTGTCACCTGTAATCGTTAAGTTACCACTGACTGTTACGTCTTGGAAGGTTACGTCATCGGATGTCGCTACTGCCTGTCCGATTGCGATTGCACCTGTACCTGAAGTATAGGTTACTCCTGTTCCACCTGAGAACATTCCACGAACATTGGCAGAGTCAATATTAAACTCACCACTTGAAACTGAAAGACCTTTATTTGCAGTAAAGAATCCTCTGATTTCATTTGTGTCGGCAGTGATTGCACCATTAGAGTAGTTTACACCACTTGAACCACTGAACATTGCTTTTACATTAGCAGAGTCAATGTCGAATACACCGTTGGATACAGAAAGTCCTTTATTTGCAGTTAAGTGTGCTCGAACTTCAGATGCACTTGGCCCTGTATAGGTAAAGACACCATTACTGTATGCAAAACTTCCATCCCCGCCAGCGTCACTTGCACTAAACATTCCCTTGACATTTGCGGAATCTATGTTAAACTCACCATTAGAAACGGAGAGTCCTTTGTTTGCGGTTAAGTGTGCTCTTACTTCAGTAGCACTTGGGCCAGTGTAAGTAATAACACCTGTAGTACTGTTATATGCCAGTGAACCATCTCCACCCGCATCTGTGACAGAGTTGGACGCTCTTGCTCTTGCGTCTGTATAGTAGAGGTTAGTATTTTCTGATAAGTTTGCCGTAGTGAATGGGTCGAGTGATATGACATCCGTAAAGTTCCCACCAGTTGTTTGTATTGTAATAGTTGCGTTTGAACTATCAAAATCTACACCAGTAACACCCGCAATAGTTACATTACGTGCAGAGTCAATCTGACCTTGTGCATTTACTGAGAACTGAGGAACTGAAGTTGCAGAACCGTATGTTGCAGCAGCAACACCAGTGTTCGAAATACTAAATACTTCTTTTGCCAAACGTTGGATGGTGATACCTGTACCACCCGCAATCTGTTGTCGTAAATCAGAATCAAAGTTTGCTTTAGTGTATACCTGTTCAACATCAATCGAGAAACGACCAGTTGCACTGTCATAGGTCATGTCCCCGCCAGCACTAAAGTGTGCTCGAACGTCACTTGAACTCGGCCCTGTATATGTAAAGACACCAGTCGCACTATCGTATGCGAGAGAACCGTCTCCACCCGCATCGTTAACAAGTAGAGATGCCTTTGCATCACTATCAGCACGTGCGGTAGTGTAGTATAGATTCGTTGAACCTTCTGCAATATTGTCTAAGTCTTTTTCAGCGAGACGTGCATCCCATCTTGCAGTTGTGTAATAAAGATTAGAACTATGTTCCGCTACATTCTGAGTAGTCTTGGTTGCAAGTCTAATATCGAAATCACTATCCGCTCTTGCAGTAGTATAATATTTTCTTGCACCTTCTGTTAGATTTGTAGTAGTATATGGGTCAAGTGTGATAGTAGTAAGAAATGTGTTCCCATCAGCAGTTCCAATAGTGAGGTTACCACCAGAGGAATCAAATGCTAATGTTGATACACCCGCAACTGCAACTGTACCCGCACTGTCTAATTGACCTTGTGCATTAACTGAAAATACTGGAATCTGGGATGCGTTACCGTATGTTCCCGCAGTTACTCCAGTTGCTGTAATAGAGATAGTGTCTTGTGCGGAGTCATATGTAATACCCGCTCCACCATCTAATGCAGCACCTAAATCAGAATCAAAGTTTGTTTTGGTAT